TCATCAGGGTGTGATTGAAATGCCATCTCGTCATGGTAAAACAAACGAGGTTCAGCACGTAGCTTTTCTTCTTTGATCTTATCCCAAGCCCACATTAGTGCAGCCTTACAGGTTACACCTTCTGCTGCTTGCAGTAAGTAATTCAAAGTTTGATGACCAGATCCACAAAATACAGGGCGTCCATCAAGGGCAGGAAACCATCCATCACCTTGTTGATTAGATGTTTTGTTCCAGATACTTAATAGTTTCTTCTTAAGTTCTTCTAATCCTTTAATACCTTTAGCAAAGTCAGCTCGTGATTTCCTACCCACTTCACTGTTAGATTTACCAGTTAGGACTTTACCTAATTTAGCATCACCAGCACCAAAGAGATAAGCATAAAGGTATCCTTTAGCTATACCTCGGCTACAGCCAAGCGCATCTGCATTCCTCTGATGTTGGTCACCATAGCGTACTTCCTTAGTAAACTCTTCATTACCAACGTAGTGACACAGACCACGTAACTGATTACCAGCTGAGTCTGCACCTACTATTACTGTTCCAGGATCAGGCTGTAACATTCCACGAATTTCTTTACCCCAAGGTGTTTCAATGCTTGGGAGGTTTGCAATAACCTCGTGACGAACCCTGAAGGTAGGAGTACCAATAGTCCACATATTGCCATGCAATCGTTTATCATCTGAAGTCTCCACTCTTTCTACCCATCCTTCCATGAGAGATGCTTTGTGGCGTAGTACATAGTACTCATCTACCATCAATCCAACTTCTCCTAGTTTACTCAGGGATGATGTTGTTAGTTTTGGTCCAGTAGTTACCCACTCACGACCTACTTTCTTTCTGTTGTACTCATCGGGTTTCCATCCGATTGTTCCCAACCAATCCTTGACCGCTTCTTGCGATCCAAGTTTAGCTTGTTCCTTAGTCGTTCGTTGAAAACGAAACTCTGGCCCTGCGAGATGTGTGTCCTCGACTGAGACTTCCGTTTCAAAATATTCACTAAGGAGTTTGGCAGTTGTCGCGGTGTATGTACCATTCTTTTTGTACTTAGGACTTTTAGGTTCTTTATCTATGAACACAACTTTAGTACCCATCTGGGGTTCAATAGTGTTAGAGATTTCAGCCATGCGTTGTTGCATAGTTCCTAGAAGTTCTTTAGCTTCCTCCATGTTGAAATACCAGCCCTTAGTCTTACAAAACGCATTGAACCTAGCTGTTTCATGTTCTGCTTGCATACCTAATTTAATTTTAGGATTTACAGAAGCTATGCGTTTGTATTCTTCAAGTAGTTTATAGTATACATCTACATTTACTTTAACGTCTTGTACACAATAGCGAAGCATTTCTCTTGAGTATGCATCCCATCCATCTTCATATGTAATCTTACTGTTGCCAAGGTTTTCACCCCAACCTGCAAGTCCATGACGATGACCACGTTTGTACCTTAGTACCTGAGACATTACCCACGTATCGTGTAAGCGTTTCTCATTGAGGGTAGTACCACATATCTTGTCTACTACCACATTGTCAAAACCTATAATGTTATGGCCTACTAGAAGCTCTGCGTTCTGCAATAGTGCAGCTCCATCAGCGATAGAACCATGTAGGTTATCGTGATCAGAGAACTTGTAGACTTGTTTAGTGTCTAGGTTTTGTGCAACAATCATCCAGATAGTGTCTGGGTCTAGACCATTACATTCAATATCATAACATAGGCGCATCATGCGTCCTTTCTTCTTTGTTTAAGTACATTCTTAAATCATTGTACCCACCTATTAATTGATCATTTCGATATATAATAGGCACAGTATTCATTAAGGATCTTTTCATTATTTGTTTTCCCATACTTACTTGTATGTCTATAGCATATTCTGTTATGCCCTCACCTGTTTCTCTAAGTAATTCTTTAGCTTTCTCACAGAATGGGCAGTTAGCTATGCTATAAATTTCGTACATCTTTCAACTCCTGTAATTTGTTTTCTAAATCTGTTAATTCTTTACTGAGTGCAAATAGCTCTTCTTCTTTCTGATCTATCTCACGTTGTAAATTTTCTATTTCTCCACACATACTCATTATACCTTCCACATTAGTGCATTCCAAGACTCTGGAAACAGTTCATCCATTATTATATCAATCTGTTCAGCAACTTGTCTTGTTTCTTGTTGTGTATCATCTGCTACACGTAACCTACACATATCTGCAAATGCATCAAGACTACCAGACCAATACCATTCAGTGAATGTATTAGTTGGCAACACAAATCTTGCTTGTTCTTCACAAACACCCATGTTTAACAGGTACTTATAAGCTTTAGCTGATTCTATTCCTTGGTGTCTAATAACTTCCTGTAAGGTATGTTGTTTCTCTATCGGATCTCCTGACCCTTGTTTCTTATCAGAAGACTTAGATCTTAAGTCTTTTGGTTCGTGAAACTGAGGATCATTGTCAACATATCTACGACTAATCTCATTCCACCTTAAGAATTTATGTTTAACTAGTTGTCTTGCTACTGCAATAGGGGCTTTCACATGGAAAGATACAAAGCAATGACCAAATGGTGACAGATGTTTATGCTTTGCAAGATATTTTATTAGTTTTTGATCACGAGTAGATAGTATTTTATGTGATGCACTACCTGTTTTATGGTTAGTTGTACTTTCCCACTCACTTTTCTTACCAAAACTAACTCGTGCAGCATTAACTACAGACAGATCACTGCCCATATGGTCAATATAAGTCGCTATTATCATTCAAAAACCTTTCTATGTCTACCTTTACACAAAAGATAGCTGTTCCATTGTTTTGTTTCATTACTTGAGCACGAGATTCTGCTTTTTTACACTCAATTTCTTTTGTAAAAGACCCTAATTGGTAGTGTTCTACTTGTATTCCTGATAATAATTGCATCCACATGAGTATCCACATGCTATTTATCCTCTCTTGAGCCTTGGATATCTTCAAATCCATCAAGACCTTCTGGTTCTTCTGTTTTATCTCTTACTGCTCTGTGAAAATCAATAATTCCTCGTGCAACTTCTTCGATTTGACTTCTATGAATGCCAATATCTTTTAATTCATTATCACTTAATAAGTGTAATTCTCTAACTGTTGCGTTTATATTAGCTCGTTTTCGCAGAAGCTCTGCTACGTCTTTAATCCAACTCATATAGTACCTCATTGATTCTTTTGTTAGCATATTCCATGTATGTGTTGCAGATTTTGTTATCTAAACATTTTGCATACACTATTTCTATAAACTCTTTCTCTGTACACCAATCACCTAGTATGTAGGTAACTCTAATTATCTCATCAATTTCTGTTTCTACTCTTTTAAATTTACCCATTTTGTTTACTTTCTGTAGCAATTTTTACTAGATATTTAGCAAAATTGATTGGAGTTAAGTGAGTTTCTTTTTGAGGTAGTCTAGGTAATTTATTATTGTTTCTATGAACACCACCACCAACTTGATAGGTTCCTTTAGTTTTTGTCATAATAAAATCTAAAGGTTTTTTGTTTCCAACAAAATACAACCAAGTTTTCTTAGTAGCTTTATGTCCATAATCGCTTTGCCAAACTTCTCCTACCCATTCAGTTTCTGATACTTTTAACCAACCCTCTTTATTTGGTTTTGTTAATCCAAAAGTTTTCCATGCTATTGTTTGTGCAGGATGTTCTAATACACCTCCGTATTTTCTAACTGATTTTAAAGCTGCATCAAAACATCCATTATCATCTCCTATTTTTGCACCCCATCGTTTTAAGTTAACAGGAGCCATTTTACCCCATCTTCCACAAGGAGGATGTGCTATCACAGGATTTGGTCCATTGTATAAACGTGCATCTTTGCTTTCATCCCAACAGTCAACATTAGTCATTTCTGAGTATGGTCCTTTTGTATCAACATACAATGCTGCAATTTTACCCATTCTTTGCAGCCCGATCTAGTTGTTCAATCCGCATCTCTGCGTATCTCATAACTTTTCTAAGATCTGTAATTTCTGAGCCAATCTTATCTTCACCCTCATAGATCTTGTGACCTGCCCTCATAGCATATTTGATTATGTTACCAGTGTGAAACTCTAGTCTGTTTTCCATTATGAATGTAATAGGTTCTATAACATATCTAGTGTAATGGTCGGGTTTGTATACGATATTGTCGTTTTTATTTGACATTTAATGTCCTTTCTCTAAGTCCCTTATAGAAGGGAGTTATTCTCTTTAAAAATTCGACCCCTGTGGTCGAATTTATTTAGTACTATAAGAGGTAATTGATATGACCAAAGGAACACATCCTAATAGTCTCAAGAATTTAGCTCCCCTATTCACTAAGGAGAATGCTAAAGAAATGCAATTAAGATCTGCTGCATCTCGTAAGGCATCTAGTGATGCTAGACAAGCCTTAAAGATGAGTATGGGAGATTGGAAGAAATATAAGGAAGATGTACTTGATCATGTTGATATGAACTCCTTAGATGTCTTGAAGATACTCATGTTTAAAGCATTAGAAAAAGAAGACTTTGACACTGCTAGTGATCTTGCAGCTAAAGTTGCAGAATACGAGCAACCCAAACTTCAACGCAGAGAATTACAAATCGAAGAGCTTGGCACAGACGCTTTGTCTGATGAAGAGCTTGACAGTAAACTGAAAGCCTTGCGGATCGTGTAAGATTCTGCAAGAATCTGCCAGTGCGCTTTGTCGGTTTACCAAAAAACCTGAAAGTGCGCTTTGTCGGTTATAGATTATAAGACCCCAAAGACTCCGTGTGAGTCTCTGGGGTTTTTTTTATTCGTCTTCTAGTTGACGTAGATCTGTATCTACTGTCTCATTAATTACAGCATTAGAGTATTCCTCAGATACTGTAGTTACAACAGTGTTAGTAATATCGACAACTGCTACACTGATACCTAATCCGATACCAATATGAACTAGAGCTGTAAGAAATGTTGAAATCATAATTATCTCCATATGGTTAGATCAAGGTCGGGGGTGCTTCTCAGGAACAAATTGCCTCCACATTATCCCCCGACATTAACGCATCTTGATCTGCGAGATACTTCTATCGGCTATTTTTTTGCGGTAGTGAGCCGCTTCATATCATTGGTGATCTTGCCCACCAACTAGGACCAGAACAACTGGTACACGTCTGTTATGGCAAGATACCTACAGTATCACCATATTGTTCTTTAAACTCTGGACTAGCATAGTTTAGCTTGAGTCCATGTGTTGCTTCATGGATGTAACTATCACCCATTTCGTAACTACCAAAAGTTGCATCTGTTTTAACTGCTACGAACCAACGAGCATATTGATTAGTTGATTCGTTTTTTGGAAGTTGATATGTTTTTAGCAGTCTCATTTCAGTAAGA